ACGTAGTCCCGCGATAAGCGTTTAGGTTGTTACCACGACCAAACAAAGTGTTGATGTCGTTGATACTCAAAGCCCCAGAGCCGGGTAAATATGTTGCCATAGTTATGGTGCCCCGTATGCAGTTACGTTGTTCAAAGCGGTAAAGTTACCAGCTGAATCTACTGATGCAATAGCAGTTGCGCCGTACAGAAACACCAGTTTCCCGCCAGACTCTTGTAGAGTAAAGCTAGCAGTAGCGAGCACAGGAGTTGTTGATGCTGATGAAGCATTACCTGTGACGCTACCAGTCAGATTACCTGTGACGTTACCCGTGACATTTCCGGTCAGGTTACCCGTGACATTTCCGGTCAGGTTACCCGTGACATTTCCGACAAGGCCAGCGCTAAAGGTTTTTACACCAGTAAAGGTCTGAGCCCCATCAAGTTGGGCAAAATTGCTCAACCCGGCTGCTGTAATACGAAGCTCAAATTTATCGGCAGCTGCATAGGCGCGACCAGAGGTACCGTCCTGCCCACGAACAACAGTCATAATGTCGGCAGAGCGGGCTGTGACCTTAACAATCTCAAGGTTACCACTGGAATCCGTCAACGTGGCCCAGAAGTAAGAGCCTGCGGGAACCGCAGGAAACAGTGCTCCTTGGCCCGTACCGACAGTAATAGAGGTCGCCGATGAGGAAATCGACGACGCCAGCGGGGCCGATGCGGAATTTGAAAAAAGTGCTGGCATGTGCGGCTTTCTTTATTTGAGGTTTTTGAGCTTGTACAAAGTGCTCAAGTACAACTCGACGGCCTCGTCGATCAAATTTTGAATAGCTGTATCGTCTTTGCTTACGGCGGTGTAGCGTAGCTTTTCGATGGCAGCCAATTGTTTTTCCAACGTGGTAACGATATCGCTACCAGCGGTTTCAGTCAACATAGGGATGCTGTCTATGATGCCGTGGCGACCTTGATAGGCTTCAGCAATCGAGTCGGCTTTGTCAACTACGCCCTCGTAGAACGCGTTGAGCGCCATATGCTGAGCGTAGGACTTCGTGCGCAAGTGCTCACGGTGAGCAATCTCACGGCCTAAGAACAGAAGTGCGATTAAGCGTCCGATCATGAGTATTCCTTTTAGTCAACCAGTTTTGCCACTGTTGCCTCTAAGGCAATGAGGCGTTTAGCAAGTTGAACGGCAGACACCATTGCAGCGTTCCCGTATGCGACAGCCAGTGTACCTTTTTGGTCAGCCTGTACTACTTGTGGTAGAAACTTTTGCAACTTCTGCGCAGAGACGCCAGCTTGATCATCCCCACTGTCAATTCGCGTGTAGATACCGTGCATCAACCCGGCAAGTTGTTCGACGTAGTCAGTAGGTAAATCCCGCCAGTTTGTCTTTAATGTCTCATCCGAGTATGCGGTCACGTTGCCACCGCAGATAAACCCCCCGGTGCCGCCCAAGTTATAGTTAGTGGCGTCCCAGTACAGGTATTGAGAGCCGCTGCTGCTAAGGTACACGACACCAGTTGTACCGCCAGTGCGGTACGCAGTCAAATCGCCGTTGGCAACCGTAATACCTGTGCTTACACCAGACGTGTTTGGCGTTGCTGTCAGCTTCGTAACAGAATAAGTATTAGCAGAGTTCAGGGCGTTGGCAGATGAAGCCGTAGTCGCTGTTGCAGCGTTGCCTGTACAAGACGCTGATGAGCCTGTGACGTTAATACCCCAAGAGCCGGAAGCGCCAGAGCCTGTCAAAGACGGCGAATACGATGAGAAGTTCCCACTATGTAGCACAGTCTGGTAGACAGCACTGACCCGCAGTAATAAATTACCGTTAACTGCTTTTTCAAGGTCCCAGTTACCCCATGCGGAGTCAAGAAACCCATAGTTAGTTCCATCGCCGTAAAGCTGCCAACGATAAGCACCGTTTGAGTCAACACCTAAAAGGCCCATTGCACCCGGAGTAACAGAATACAGACGTGCGTTGGCCACGCTGTATTGGTTAAGTGTCATGCCGTTGATTGTTCCACCAGATAGGTTGGTGGCTGTAGTGGCGGTGGCAGCATTACCTGTGGTGCTTTGGTTAAGCGTAGGCACATCAGCAGCGACCAGTGCCCGAAATGTAGGCACTCCAGCAGCACCGTTAGGCGCGGCCAAGAATGTGTTTGCTGTCTGTGAAGCAAAATTTGATGCAGTAACGGCAAGGGTGCCGCCCAAAGACAAATTACCCGTTGTGGTAACAGTACCAGTGAGGGTTAGCCCGCTAACGGTACCAGTACCGCCGACCGAAGTCACAGCGGTTGTTAAATATGTGCTGGTATCAAGCGACCATGTATTGGCCGCTGTTTTCTTCAGGAAGCCGCTGGTGCCAGCAAGCGCACCAATTGCATCTAGGTCAGCATCCCATGCTTGCACGTTTGTGCCGATGGCAAGGCCAAGGTTGGTTCTGGCAGTAGCGGCGTTCGCCACATCTGACAGGTTGTTTGCTCGGTAGTTGTACGTTGTATCGCTACCTGTAGCAGTCACGCCAAGGTTTGTACGGGCTGTAGCTACAGCAACGTTCTTCCACAGGCCAGACGCACTGTCATACTGAATGATATCGTTGTTGGCCTTTGACACGATTTGAAGGTCATGAATCTCATTCAGCTCCCAGCCGTTGCTGACGCGAATCTGAATTTCGCCTAATGTCGCATGACTTCGTGTGATGACACCCAGATACACCAAATGTGTGGGGGCTGCGGGTTTGTTGGCCAAGCCAACGACGATACCACCTGCGGTAGTGCCAGACAGATAAACAGGGTCGCCTTCTGTATATGCAAGTGTATTGACGCCGACAATAGTGCCTGTATAAATCACGTTGCCAGTCGCGCCGTTAGCAATGTCAGCCTCAACCAAGCCAAGAGTCTGACTTGAAGTTGACTCTGCGTTGGCTTGAGCAAGCGCTACAAGGACGTTGGACCCGGTCGCCCCCGAGACATAAACTGCCGAGCCCTTAGTAATGGTTGCCCCAGTGCTGTTCTTTACTGCGATCTTGAGCGCAGTCGAAAAGTTGTCAATCCATTGCGCAGCAAAGTCTGTACCACTAACTTTTGACAATACCTGCCCAGCAGTCCCCCCTGTTGGCAATACAGCCACATTCAAATTAAGGAAGTTGTTATCGACTTCGGTGTTGGTAAGCGGGGACCCCTTTACAGTAGCCCCCGTACCCGCCGTCTGCCGGGTGGTGATTGTCGTTGACATCAGCTACTCCGATTAAGAAACAGTGATCTGCCAAGTGATGCTCATCGCATCGTTTGCGCCCTTGTTCACAACAGAGAAGACTGTACGGCACAACATGGTGCCAGCAGTTGGGTCGTTGAAAATACCAGCTTCAGTCACAGCGCCAGTGCCTGTGCCAGCAGGAAAGCTAGCAACGTAGGTCACAACGTTGGACGAGGACGTAGCCGACGAGAAGGTGACACGCGAACCAGCGATGGCAGCCTGCAATGCAGTATCGCCAGCAGCAGCGGCTGTAGTACCAGTACCCAAAGCCATGTGAGTCATAGCAGCAGGAGAGTTGGTGGTCTTCAGCATCGAAGACGCGATGAAGGTCTTGCCAGTCGTTACCACCAAGTTCTTGATATCGCGGGAGTCTTTGAGATTACCCTGCGCATCAAAAATCTGGATAGAAACTTGGCCGGTGACTGTGAGTTTTTCGTTCAACATGAACTTCTCCTATTAGAAAGTGAACCGTGAGCCGACATAGTCTTCGGCAAAGTACGTGATGTCGCTGTAGTCTTGGATAGACCCAACACCCGTATCTGATGTGGAAATGGTATCAGAATAAGCTGGAGACACTTGCAGCACTTGGCTATCAGCTATTGTGACAACATTGGCCGTAAAGTCAACAAAATCAAACGCAATACCATCCCCAATATCGGCCAAGTCATTCATGCCAAACGCATCGGTCAATGACTGGCTAAAGCTGTATGAACTTGTGTCTGTAGGGGCCAGCACTTCTGTATAGGCCGTAGAAAACAAGATTGCTGGAACATCCGTTGCTGCTACTGTGTCAAATACATCGCGCAAAAAAATCAACACAACAACAGCCGAGTCGCTCATCGTGACTGAATCGGCTTTAGCCAACTGGGTATTAAGCACAGGTAAGTCTGCTGCCGTAACCCCATCGGAGGTTACCCCAAACGCAAAGCTGAACGCATTGCTATCTGTAGCGGTCAAGACTTCAGCCTTGGCCAAACTAGATGTCCGAGCTGCCGAATCGGTCGCTGTCAGCGCCTCAGAAGGTGTTTTCCCATGTACCAGACTGACGGTGTCGTCAATGCTCAGGGCGTCTGCTATTGCCTTTGTAAGCGTGTACCGCGAATTATCAAGAGCTGTAAGGATTTCTCCCCTATATTGGTACAAGCCAGATGAGTCCAGTCCTGCCGTCAGGACAAGGTATACATATGCAATGTCAGATACCGGAACAACCCGACTAACCGAAGTTATCGGATGGGCTACGGTGATACTGCAACGTGCGGCCATTAAAAGTCCTCACGCACCCGGAACTTCAGCACGTCATAAACGGTCTGAATCTGGCCGTCAGGGAACGTAATCTGAATCTCGCCCTCATAATCACCAGCATCGCCCTGAAGCATTACTGGAGCCGAGGCAGGGTAAAACACAACTTTACCGTTTACCCCATCAGTAACAGTGCCGGGCACAGTAGCTTGAATCGTGCTAGCCCCAAGAGCACGGAAAAATAGCACCACCGTAGCCCCAGTAATAGATAAGGGTAAACCCGTAGTGTCGTCCGTGATCGTGCACACCAGCGCTGGGCGGGTGTCGTTTTTGACCAGTTTGATTTTGTCACTCATGCGAACCTCTGGAATTCAACGCGTGCAGATGCACGGGTAAGGCCCTTGTACACGCGAGTGCGTACTTCAGCCATCTCGTCATTGAAACGTTTTGTGTAATCCATTGCAGTCTTCGGGTCATAGTAAGGCTGGTTAGGAGTGTTGTACAACCGGGCACGGGCCCCGTGAGCGATGGTCTCAAGGAAGCGCTCAAACAACTCGTCGTCTACTGTGGTAGATGCACGTTTGGGGGCGATAGCAGCTTTCACCTTCAGCTTGTTAGCTTCAGTAATGATTGGCTTCGTCACCAGCCGCATCACGCCTGCGCGTGGGCGGAAGTAATAGTAGGGATTACCCGTAAGGTCTTCCCAGTTCGATGTGCGGTAAATCTGGTTCAGCTCTTCCTGCGACTTAGGAATCAACAGCTGGTCACCGTACCACGACTGCATGATCTCCACTACCTTATAGTTGGAGTCGTTTGCGCACAAGTCATAGTCGCTCACATTCTTCTGCCCAGTGATGGGGTCAAGGCTTTCCTGCAAGTAGTGCGTTTCTTCGCAGAACTCAATGCAGGCGTTGCGGATGGCCTGCACAGCAACGATCTCGGGTACGTCGTGAACGTACGGCATAACCTCGGGTAGAAAGACTTCGTATGAAACGGCGGTCATTGTGAGCTACCTCGGACGGGTGGGTTGCGCGGGCTGAGAGCTTGAGTTGGGTCGTTGGTGACCTCAGACTCAGTCTTACCTTGAATGGCTGCCACAAAGGCTGCGGAGTACTGCGAAGCCAGTTGAAGGCCGGGAGCGTACTGAGCATCTTTGCTAC